AAAAGAGTGATCATCAGCACATGGCAAAGTCTTTATAAACTCCCTCAGAGCGAGTTTAAGGACTTCGGAGCGGTGATAGGGGATGAGTGTCATCTTTTTAAGGCAAAGTCTCTGACGGGACTCCTGACTAAGTTAACGGACGCTGAGTATCGTGTTGGGACAACGGGGACGCTTGACGGAACATTAACACATAAATTGGTAATTGAAGGACTGTTTGGTAAAGTAAAACGTGTCGTGACCACAAAGAATCTCATGGAGAAAAATCTTCTGAGTAATATAGACATACAGTGCGTAACCCTCGATCACGCCGACAAAACAAAACGAGAGGCAAAAAAACTCAAATACCAAGAGGAAATGGATTTCTTGGTAAACCATGCACCAAGAAACAAGTTTATCTGTGATTTGGTTTCAAATTTGAAGGGTAATACTTTAGTTTTATTTAATTATGTTGAAAAACATGGCAAGCCACTTTATAATATGATTGGTGCCACAAAAGGTGATGAGTACGAAACTCATTTGATATACGGTGGTACAGACGTTTCTCAGAGAGAGGATATCCGAAAACTCATGGAGAAGAAAACAAACACTATACTTGTTGCATCATATGGAACTTGTTCCACGGGTATCAACATAAGAAACATAAATAATATTGTGTTTGCTTCACCGTCCAAATCTGTCGTTAGAGTATTACAGTCAATCGGAAGGGGTTTAAGAAAAGCAGAAAACAAAAACAATCTGAAAGTGTTTGATATTTCTGACGATCTGAGAATAAAGTCTAGTGTGAACCATACTTACAATCACATGTTAGCACGATTGAAAATTTATAAAAATGAGAACTTCAATTACAAAGTTTTGAAAGTAAAACTGGAAGGGGTAAAAGATGGTTCCGAACTCATATAGAATTTTAAAATTACGAAGTGGGGAGCAGATCATCTGTGAAATAAAAGGCTCAACCAAAGAAATAATGAAGATCATGCGTCCGATGGCTTTTAGAAGTGCCGTTTCATTTGATGGTACGGGTTCCCAACGAGAGTTTACTGTGTTGCGGGATTGGTTAAATCATACAAATCAAATTGAAACTACCATACCAAAAGACTTTATCATTACGATTCTTGTCCCTGACGAAAAAATTGCTTCAATGTATGATCGTGAAAAAGAAAGAAGTGACGAGGAAACAACCATACACGAAGTCCCTCAGATGCCAAGTATGGACACTCTAAAAAACTTTTTGCAAAATGAAATAGAAGATACCTTAAAAGAAATAGAGGACGAAGAGGATCAAACGAAAAAGCCGAGTGGGTTGATGGATCAGAATGAAATGATGGTTCTCTCCCTTGCTCTTCCGTTAGATGAATTAAAAACATTAATTGATAACGATATAATTGATTTGGATGATATTAAACAAGCGTTTGATATGACAAATAAAAATAATCGAAATGAAAAAATTAGTGAAGATATGGATACCAGTTCTGAGATTGATCGTGAAGATTTTGGAGATAAGTGGACGGATTGGAGTCCTTTCCCAGAGGACTATTTAAATGATGAGGAGTCAGATGAATGACAGATAAAACAAACCATTACATAGACAATGATGTATTTTTTCAAGAGATGATAGAATGGAAAACCAAAGTTATTGAGGCTGAAGATTCAGGGGATCCAAGACCTCCAGTTACAAATTACATTGGTGAGTGCTTCTTGAAGATATCAGAAAAGTTGGCAAACAGACCTAACTTTATGAATTACCCATACCGTGAGGAAATGATTTCGGATGGTGTTGAAAACTGCTTGATGTACGCACACAATTTCAATCCAGAAAAATCAAAGAACCCATTCTCATATTTTACTCAAATGATTTACTATGCTTTTCTGAGAAGAATTGAAAAAGAAAAGAAGCAGTCATACATCAAACTCAAATTAATGCAAGAAAATGATGATGGAACTTTATCTCAATGGTTCAAAGAAAACTACTTTGATACCAACTCTGATAAAAATATGAATGACTTCTTTTCGTTGACAGACAACGATGTTGAAAACTTTACTACAGGTAAAAAGAAAAAGAAAAAATGATTCCAAAAATTATTCATCAGACAGGACCTGAGAATAAAAAACTTTGGCCTGCTGAGTGGGAGTATGCAACTGCATCTTGGAAAAAAGTTTATTCCGAACACGAACACATGTTTTGGACTGATGATGATTTAGAAAACTTAATGAAAGAAAAGTTCTCTAAGTATTCTGATGTGTGGTATGACTATCCCAACAATATTATGAGAACTGATCTTGGACGAATCATGATCCTCTATGAGTATGGTGGTATTTACTCTGATCTTGATGTTTACTGTCGAAGAAAATTTTGTGATGAAATGGATCATGATAAAGTAAATCTTCTTTCTGAGCCAGGTGGTCTTGTGCCAGGGACTGAAATGATTCATCCAAATTACAGTAACTGTTTAATGGCATCTCCTCCAAAATTAAATTACTGGATAGAGGTTTTAGATATCGCACAAGACATATGGAAAAACGGAGAGAAGGCAGAGTCAATTAAAAATAAAAACGAATGGGGTTTGTTAGAGTTTGCAACAATTCTTTGGGTGACTGGACCTGCGTTATTAGAAAATCACCCAGAAACAAAAAGCCAAAAGATATTGCAAATTCACGGAAAGAGTGTAAAATATCCAGTGTTCCACATCGCAACAGGTAGTTGGTGGCAGAACGATAAATTTCCACACAAGTTAAATCATTTTAAAGGTAAATCATGAAAATAGCAATTATTAATGATACTCATTTCGGAGTTCGCAACGATCATCAAGGTTTTCTTGATTACATGTTTCAGTTCTTCGACGAACAGTTTTTTCCATACTTAATTGAAAATGATATTAAAGTCGTGTTTCACTTGGGTGATGTATTTGATCGTCGTAAGTTTATTAACATGAACACGCTACACACTGTGCGAACTAAATTTTTTGAACGACTGGAAAGCATGGGTGTTCATCTTCACATCATTCCCGGCAACCATGATTGTTACTATAAAAATACGAACACTGTGAACTCGGTAAAAGAGTTAACGAGTCATTATCAAAATGTCGATGTTTATGAGAAACCAAAAACTATTTCGTTTGATGGAAAATCTTTTTTGTTTCTTCCTTGGCTTTCTCCAGAAAACACAGATTCATTTTTGTCTTATGTTGATTCTAATAACGCTGATGTTCTTCTTGGTCACTTAGAGTTGAATGGTCATTATGTTATTCCCGGCGTGAAGTTTAGAGGTGGTCTTGATTCTACTTTATTTAATAAGTTTGAGTTGGTTTTGAGTGGGCATTTTCATCAACATTCTACTCAAGGAAATGTTAATTACTTAGGAACTCAATATCAATTAACCTTTAACGATTTAGGTTCTTCTAAAGGCTTCTGGGTCTACAATACAAACAGTAGTCAAGTAGAATTTATTGTCAATCCTAAAAATAAATTTTTTGTGATTGAATATGATGAACACATCGAAGACTTTGATTGTTCCGCATACGCAGGTTGCTATGTCAGAGTCATTGTCAAAGATAAGAAGGATGTTTTACATTACGAACGATTCATGGATTGTCTTTATCAAGCAAATCCAGAAAATGTGACAATCGTTGACGATCAATCTGTAATCGAAGTTGACGAAGAAAAGGTTGATTTTAAGAAAGATACTCTTACACTATTGATGGACGAAATCGACAAGATTGAAACCATTCAAGACAAAGATAAATTAAAGTCACTCATTCGTGACATTTATGTGGAGAGTTGGACTAAGTGATAAATCTGAAAACAGTATCATTCAAAAACTTTGGATCATTTGGAAATACCCCGACAGTTATTGATCTTACAAAGAGAAGAATGAATCTAGTATCTGGTGTCAATGGGCAAGGAAAGTCCTTTGCTCTTCTTGATACCATTACCTTTGCATTATACGGTAAGCCGTTTCGTAAGATCAATATTCCGCAATTGGTAAACTCGATTAACAGAAAAGATTGTGAAGTTACGCTTGAGTTTACCGCAAAGAGCAGAGCATACAAAATTATTCGTGGACTTGCACCGAAACGATTTGAGGTGTATGAAGATGGTGAACTTGTTGATCAGGATTCAACAGCCAAAGATTATCAGAAGAGACTTGAAGATCAAATCCTACACATGAATTACAAGACATTCACGCAAGTTGTGATTCTTGGTTCTTCTTCCTTCGTTCCGTTCATGCAGTTGTCTGCCGCTGATCGTCGTGCAGTGATCGAAAACATTCTAGACATTGAAATCTTTTCGATGATGAATGATGTGGTGAAAGCAAAACTTTCCACCACCAAAGAAGAAGTGAAACTGAAAAAGTCCGAAATCGAAGTGATGATTCACAAAGCAGAGAATCAAAAGACATTCATCGCAAAT